AATAATGTAACTGACCTTGTTTCGGTATACAATATATCTTCTATTGTAGAGAAAATGATTAAGGAAGGTGATACTGGCTCTAATATATTAAAAGGGAATATCCAAGATGTAGTAGGGCAAATACACAAAGAAACTGAGCGTATTAAAAAGCTTTCATATCTACAACGTGAAGAAAGACGCAATTTCTTAAAAGAAACATCTAGAGATAAGTTTGAAACATCAGAAAGTGATGCTGCATTAGAGGCTTTAACTAAGGCTATAGAAAAAGCAACAGGGAAGAAGTTTACTTTAGAGAAGCTATTAGATGAAGCTCCTTCAGCTACATTAGATAGGGCTAAAGTTGATTTAGAAATTAATAATGCTAAGAAACAATTATCTGATAATGGTAAGAGATTGTTTGATGAGATGATTCTAGGTTCTTTAAATAGAACAAATTTAAATAAAATAGAGTCTTTTACAGGTAGTGTTACTAAATGGACTCCTGATTTAATAGATTTGGCTCATAATATGTATAGCAAAGGTGCTAAAACAAGTATGTCTAAATTAGGATGGCTTAGTAATGCAGTATCAGATCAAGCTTTAGATTCTCATGTTAGTACATATTTAAGATTATTTAATGATGTATGGAGAAAGCCTTCTAATGAGCTTATTAAAGAGACTGTAGTAGAAGCTGATAAAATTACAGATAAACTTGAAGTAGGTATGCCTGAAGTTAATTTTGACTTTGACCCAATGGTAGAAAGACATTTAATTCCTTCTGGCTGGGAGGGTGTAAAGAAAGGAAAATTAACTCCAGAATCTACTGCTATAGTTACTGAAATTGCTAATACTCTAAAAACTATGCCAAACCATGTAAGTAGAAACTTAGGGGATTTAGTTAGAGGATTATTCAATAAGAATGTAGATGCTATGAATAAGCTTGACTATATAGCCTTAAGGAATTACTTAAACGATATAAAATCTGGTTCAATTTGGCAAAGAATGTTTAATGTTAAAGATAAGACTCCTTTAGGAAGAAGGCACTATTGGCTATTTCCTCAATCAATTAATAGAGAGTTAATGCGTGATGATATGATTCTTATGAAAGAACGAGGCTTATTCTTTGATAAATTTGGTAAAAGACACTTTGGTACTGTAAGAAGACCTACTCAGTATATAGATATAATACAAAGTGCTATTGCTAAGTTTAATGATAGAGCTGTTCAAGATTCAGATAAGCGTATTAATAAGTTAAATACAGAAATGTCTTTTTATGTAGGGCTAAAAGAGTCTTTAGCTTTATGGGAAGTTGCTATAAGAAAAAGAGAATTAGGAGAAATATCTAGGATTAGTGCTAATACTGAAATGACTGATGCTCAAAAAGAAGCTGCTATTAAAGGACTTAATATTAATCATACTGAGACATTAAGAACTCATAAATGGGACTCTATTAAGGATAAAGAGAACTGGGTTACTCTTGAAGGTAAACGTGTTAAACTTACCAATGAACAGATTGTAGGAGAGATAAATAAAAAGCTAACTAATACTTTTAAGGATTTACATAAATTCATAAGAGGAGAAGAAGGAGCTTTAGAAGATTATGTTTTAGGGTATTATGACAAAACGACTCAACTATCTCCTATAATCAACTATAAGAAGTTTATAGACCATTTAGATTTACATTTAACTGGTCAAAAAAGCCCTTGGGGAAAAGGAACTGATGTACCATCTTATTTTGGCATTGATGGGCTAAGAGCTGTTTCTAGGTCAATGATGCTTGATATGATACCTAATACTCCAGAAGGCAAAAAGATGCGTGAAAAGATACAAAGAGAGCCTATATTGCGTACTGGTAAGATTAACTTTGAAAACTATTTCCCTCATATGTTCTTTGATAGAGCTGAAGCTACTAAAGCGTTATCTAAAGCAGTTCGTAAAATATTAGAAACTCCTAACTCTGAAATGACAGAAGCCCAAAAGAAAGAGGCTTTGAAAAAAGCTGCTTATAGACATAAGTCTTTAGATGGAGATTGGGTATTTGAAGATTTAGAAGAATGGAGATTATTTGATGAAGTATTGGAAGATATAAGTAAGAAAAGGGTATCAGGAGAAGAAAAGATAAAATTCTTTAATGCTAATGTAAAAGCAGGTTCTATGCATTCTCGTACATCTTATTTAGGAGGATGGAGTATTGGACCACAGGTAGTAGAGGCTTATACTAGAAGTTTGTCTAATACATATCACAGACAACTATCTCAAATGTATTCTAGACAAAAAATACACGATATGTATGGCAGATTTAAAAAGATTGGTGGAGAACAATTCGCCAGATCATGGCAACAATTTTTAGAATTATACGTTTCAGATTCAGTTGGAAATCCTTCTGTTATCCCTGAAAGAATGTATAAAGATAAGAATATGAAATTATCATGGAATCCTTACGCTTGGGGTGCTGACAATAGAGTTCGGGATAGGCTTAATAAAATTCTTGAAAAACTAGGAATTGGAGATAAGCGTTTGCCAAAAGATATGAGAGGTTTAGACCTTCAAACTCTTCGTCATTGGTCAAATCTTGAGGCACAATATCAAATGGCATCTTTATTAGCACACCCCAAGTCCATGGTAGCAAATATCTTTGGTGGTACTATGCACACTATTCAGTCTACTGGATGGAAGCATTGGAAGAATGCTAGAGATATCAAGCATTTAAATCAAATAAATCCTAAATGGAAATCACGTCAAGATATAAATGATTTCGTGACAAGTCTTGGAGTATTACCTGAATATTTGGTATATGAAATGGGATTAGAGAAGAGGTTGCAAAATCCTCAAGGTAAAAGCTTTTTGGCTGAATTAAGTAAGAAACTTACTCGTCATCCTGATATGAGTGATAAAAGTGTTAGAGAATTAGCTAGAAGTCACGGATTAAGAGAATCAGTTGCTAATTTTGCAGCATCTTTCATGACTGTCCCTGAGAGAGCTTTACGTAGAGACTCATTTATGGCTCACTATTTACAAGCTTGGGAGAAATTCGGTGGAGCTGTTTCAAGATTTGATGACCCTTATATAGTAGAAATGGCTAAAAAGGGTGTTAAAGCTACACAGTTCCTATATTCAGCTCCATTTAGACCTGCATTTGCTCGTACATCTTTAGGAAAAGTATTAACAAGATTCCAGCTATGGTCTTGGAACTCTGTCAGATTTAGAAATGATGTTATGAGAGAAGCTAGGATATATGGATTAAGACCTGGCTCAGAGACTTATGAAAAATTCCAAAGATTAGCTCAAATAGACTTATTTGTCTTTGCATTAGCTAATACGTTTGCATACTCTCTATTTGAATCAAATCTTCCTCAACCTTGGGGATGGTTTCAAGATACAGCTGATTGGATATTTGGAGATGAAGGTGAACGTGACAGAGCTTTCTATGGAGCCTGGCCTAAAGGGCTAGCTCCTCTACAAGCTGTTACTCCACCAATATTAAGATTAGGTCCTCCAGCATTTAAAGCTTTATTAGAAGATGATTGGAGTAGAGTATCGCAATATTATATATGGACAATGTTCCCATTTGGAAGAATGGCTAGAGATTTATTTGGTCAAGGTAATATAATTGAAAATCCTATTAGAGTAATGGAAAAAACTACTGGATTCCCATTAGGACAATTACAAAGAAAAGCTGTTGCATTTAAAAAAGATGAACCAAATGCTAAAGGTCAAAGAGCTGGAGTAGGAGGAATAGTTTATTAAAAAGGATATCTTCTCTGCTGTAAAATTATTAAATCTGGTTATAGGAATCCATCATATAGCTGCAGGAGTATTCTATGGGACTACAACTTTAATAGGGATAGGTTTGTTAAATATATCGGTATTTTTCTTTGGAGATTTGCTTAAAAAGAAATAACCACCTGTACGTGTGAATGCACATTGAAATCTTAGTTAGGCTGCAATCGCTCTAACAATCTACCAACAACACTTGTATCAACACATTCTATATGCACTGTAATACTTTCTTCTATGTAGAAATCTGGGTCTTCACAAAAGCCTATAGATAACTCTATAACAGGCGAATGTGGACCCAGTAATTCTCTACATATTTCGCATTGATGATAATTAGACGCTCTTATCTTCATCTTCTATCATTCCTCTTAATAATAACAAATAAACTATTGCATCTGTTATTCTTCCTCTTACGTCTTCACGCTGTGACTTGTGTCCTTTGATATAAGACACTATTCCGTCTATATGTTTAAGCAAGAATATCAGTAATGTTTTCTCACGAGGAACATCAATTAAGGCTCCAGTCCTTTCAAAATTTGCAAATACATTATCTTCAGTATGTGCATATTCCTTTTGACCTTCATCCCTTGTCTTCAGTACCTCCTCTATCTGAGCTCTCATTATGTGCTTCATTTGTTTGTAATTCATTTTCTTTCCCTTCCTGAGCATCTAATGTCTTATTAATATACTCTGAAAATTCAGCACTATCGCCTTTATACTCTATATAAAAATCAAGTGTTCCTACAAGAGCACTTATATCCCTTTTCATAGAATTTACTTGATTCATTAATTGAGCTGCAACAGACGCAACTTCTCTTATTGTTGGTTTATTCCTCTTCGCCATCTAAAGAACCTTTCTTCATTTCTTTATTAGCATTTTTGCTGCCAAATATTTCTCTATATATACATTTTTTGCAAACTAACTTTAATAATTGAGGTTTATAATCATATATAAAGTTTGTTGGTCTATACTCATAAGGAAATTGCTTATAAGAATTACCGCACATTTGACAGCTAAAATACTGTTTATTTGGTAGTCTTTTTATGTGTCTCGTTTTTAGCATATAGCTTTTTAGCGAACCTTTCTAAAGCTTTATTAGCTTCTTCTTCAAAGACTGACAACTTAGTCGTTTTAGGAGTTTCTTTAACCTTTTTAGGAGGTTTTATATCTTCTTGGTATATATCCCTTCCTTTAGATTCTAGAGCCTCTAAACGCTTATTTAACTGTTCTATCTTAGACATCATGTTTTCAGCACATTTAACACAAATATCTAAAGTATCACGTTCATATGAACATTGGAAACACTTAGCCATTATCTATATTCCTTAATATATTCACTTTTATATCTCCATTTTCTTTCTTGTATCCTTTGAATACAAGCTTTTCTTTTCCTATACTAACCTCTCCCTCATAAGAGGAAGGAGCAAAGGGGGCTGGAATGCTATCTTTCCAACTGGTAATCCCCTTTGCCTTTTTGAGAAGAACTTTACTAATTATTTGAAGCATGGCTATCCATCATTATACAGGCTTGTCTAAACTTATCTGCATCAAATCTATCATTATCGGTACTGAAAATTACGCATAATTCACTAACTAAATCAAAGTATTCATCACTTGATCTAAATGAATAAGGCAAACTGTTTATCAATGTCTTAGCTATAGCCTCATAATTTTTCTTACTCATTGCCATCTTTATCTCCTCTCTCCTTAAAGCCCATCTTTTTAAGCATATCATCTACTGCACTTTTTGCTATTATATCAGTTATCTTTTGATATTCATTAGAATATGCTTCTTGATGTAGCTCTACTTCAGCTTCTAAGGTTTTAACTTCATTGTCATCTGCTTGTATATCTTCAAGCACTTTATTTGCCGTTAAATACATAACAATTGTCTCTTCATTGTACATTACACCTTCTACTTCCTCTAATGCTAATACAGTATCATGACTATTTTTTCTTAATTTAACTCCTATTGAATGTAGTGATTTTACCAAGCCACTTATAATAGATAGCAGATGACTTTTAGGGTAAAAAGATATTCCTTCTTTCATCAAGATTCTCTTTTGGCTATAAGCCTATTGTGAAGTAAGAAATTCTCTACCCACCAACATTCTCCTCCAGAACTAGCATCAAGTGCAGCTTGCTTATAAGCTTGACCTGAAGTTAATCCTTTATATTTAGGCAAATATACATTAGGTGTTACCCCTGTTTTCTTCCCATTCTTATGCATTGTTTTTAAACTCATAACTTATCAACCTCTCTTTCTTTTTCAGGTAAAGGAGCCTTGAGTGACCCACTTTCTATTTCTAAATTGGCAAGTTTTAATATTACTTCTGCCATTTGTTTCTTTAATGTATCTACTTGAGCGACTATACTGTCTTTCCAGTCAGCATCTTCTGTTATTCTATCGCTGAATCCCATAATATTCTCCTATTTGACACCATTTTTTACAATCTATACACCAATATCTTACTGAATTATCCACAGAAACAATCTCTCTATATGGAGCTCTACAACAACTAGACTTAAAGCTAGTGTTGAATTTACGCTCAATTACAAATAGAATGGAACATAGTGATGTAAATAGTATTACATAGCTTATAAAAATTGCTCTTTGTGTCATAATTACTCCATTGTTAATATCCCATGTGATTTCATAGCACTTATCATTCTGGTAACACCTATACCACCACCGAATCTTTCAAACATATCTAATGATAAATATGCTTCTAATTCTTCCTCAACTCGCTTCTGTCCAAAATGATTAAACAATAGCTGTGCATATTCTCCATCAGATATATTGTGAAATTGATCACGCATTTCCTGAACATCTGTTGCTCTTTCAGCACTACCAATAGTCTCCATCCCATGCATAATAACATCAACCTTACTATATATTCCTCCACCTGCATGTTTCATATTCCAAAATGGATGTGTTCTTAATGGAAAGTTCTTTAAGAATACGCAAGGAGTCATATCATTACACATAGCTTCTTCTTCAGCATAATCAAGAAGTTTTACTCCATATTTATCACAAGCTTTATCGTAATTTATTTCTTCGTGCAATGCCCCAAATTTCAAATGTTCTAATAGTTCAATCTCTAATGCAATCATATCTTGCATTCCTCCATGAGATTCAAATTCAAACATTGGAAATATCTTATCATGTCTACCCTCTACTGGATTTGGCTCATTTCTATAACTTGTTGTGATACAAAATACACCCTTAGCTTGAGGATTTAATAACAGATATCTTTCAAGCCACATTTGCCCTGTTTGAGGTAGATGCCATTTAATACCACTAAATATATATTGTGATATTGTAGCTGGGTCTTCACATGCTGCTAATATTGATTGCCTTGATTGGGCAGGTACTTCAATAAATCCTTTCTTGTCCTGAAAGAATTTTCTCATCTCTTTAACTGCATAACTGTACTCATACATATTCATGCGTTTTTACTCCTTTTGTTTTGTTTATTATTCACGGTCATAGGACTTTTGTAGTTTTTATACTGCAACTTACAGCCAGTTGATATGTCCTACTCTGTTACTTATTGCTTCAAAGCTATCAAATAGTCTAACAAGGTTCAGAGCTTATTTTATCGTAGTCAGCACAAAGTCATAATTCCATAAATCACTTTGTACTTATGCCTATGACCCCTTGTGAATAATTATTAACCGTTAAAAGGGTCTCTCCCTGATAACTTTCTATTTATGTAATCCCTAAAATGCTTTGATTGCTTCTTGAGCCATAATACTAATACTCTATACTCTTTAGCTGTTAATGGACCTTTCCTGGTATTGCATCTTTTGCAAATCATTTCCAGGTTATCTTGAGTAGATGGTCCTCCACAGGACAAAGGTACTTTATGGTCACAGACCATATTCTTTACTAACAGCTTATCTTTACAATAGCAGCATTTTCTTCCGTATGCTTTTAATATCATATGTCTTAACTCAATTAGAGTTATGTCAAATTGAACTTCATATTCCTTGCTTCTTTTCTTTAGAGCAGACCTTAATGAAGATGATTTTTTCATAAGTCTATGAAATACTCCTTGAGTACGAGTACCATGATATTTCTTTAATATAGGAATAAACTTACCTTCCCACATTAAAGTTGATTTCGTTTTTCGAGCTATCTTTCGACCTCTCGATATCTTTCTTGTCTTAGAAGACATCCATAGCCTTAATTGCTCGGAGTATCTACTAAAGTATACATAGCGTATCTATTATTTTTATTTTGCACCATTGTTGTATTGATAACAAAACCCTTCTTTTTAAGGTTAAATATTACACTTGATAAGCGATATATTCCAAAACGAGTTAAAGCTTGATGCCCATTTATAGTTTTGCCACTTATTAAGTGCTTTACTAATCTTTGGGTTTTACTTTGTTTACTTTTCATAGCTTTGTTCTCCATCCTAATGATATTGCTAATTCAGCTTTATAAAGCCCTAATACTAACGCAGTATAAGCTTCTTCCTCATTCTTAGCACTATCTGTTAAAACCCCTATTCTAAATAATTTAAACAGGGTGAATACTATTCCGTTTTCGAGTAACAAAATATCAAATATTAATCCTACTTTCGTATTAGTCATTAACTTTCCTCAATCTAAAGCTAGGATGCCATTCAAGTTTACAGTCAAACAATTCTCCATCTGTATTCTTATACATATGTAGATTCTTAAGATGACTATCTGCTTGTCCGTTCAGACCTAGCACTTTTCTACTAGCATTTTCAATTGCTCCTGAACCCTTACCAGCGTAAAGGTCAAGAACCTCATTTCTGCTATACTCTCTGCTAACCTGAGATACTTGAATTATTATTAAGTCCATATTAACAGCTAAATTTGACAAATTATGCGATATATATTTAATTTGCTCATATTCTCCTTTTACATGAGGAGGTGTAGCAACTAAATCTACATAATCAACAACAACTAAAGCTGGTTGTAATTCACGAACTTTTTCTTTTATTTGTTCAAGTGTAGGCGACACGGTTTGTACTGCCATATGACTCAATACATCTTTATGCTCTTCCCATACTTCTTTATAATTACCATTTATATCTGTTTTAGATAAACCAGATACTACCTGCATATTCCTTCTATGCATATACCATCCTGATAATTCTAAAGATAAATAAAGAGTTGGTATCTGCCACTCCTTCATTATTCTATTTTCTGCAAAATTAACACCTAAAGCTATATTCTGTGCTAATGTTGTCTTACTTGAACCTGTTGGTCCAAATATAGTAACTAATTCCCCTGGATAAATGATAGTTTCTATGTCATCACTTAAACCGAACATTTTGCCAAGATTTATTATCTTACCACTAAAATCAGTAGTCATTCTTTCATGAAACTCATCTTGTAAATCTGAAGCTGTTTTAACGTCTACCATATAATCCTTTCTTTTGAAGAAAATACATCTTGTTGAACAATGTTTAGCCATTAATGGGTCTGAACATCCATATTGATATCCTTTATTATATGTAAATTCCACTTTATCAATAACTATATTTTCTTCTATGCTTTTTTGGTTCCAATGCAAAAGGCTAACTTTAGCAAAATCACTAGGTATTCCATGTCTCCTGAAATGACTAGCTATTCTCATTATAGTATTATTACGACATCCTTGTTGTGGACCTATATTAAGCATAGTTTGAATGCATGGTACTACTTTATTATTTTCTACAACTGACCTAAGTTCTCTTACAGCATTTTCTTTTTTAGTAAATATATTCCCCTCTAATTCTCCATCTCCGAATAATGGTTTATATTCAAAGTCTAATCGAGGAGTTTTTGCTAATTCTAATATATCTTCTGGTTTAGAACTTTCTATTTCAGCTATAGTTAATGGTATTTTATATAGCCCTGTTTTTAGATTAATGGTATGAGCTACTCTATATATACCTGATCGCATATATATCATATCATCAATACCTTTAAACATAGAACTCATTGTCTTCCTCACTATAAAAGGAAGCTCTTCTGAAGCTTTAAAATTAAAAAGACTATTAGGGAGTGTTATATGATAGCCACTACCACTAAAGAATACTTGACAAGATTTGTTTATATTAACATCATATTCTTGTAAGTCAAATAATATAGAACGTAGATTTCTTAATGTCTGCTCATTTGTGTTTGAGCCTTTATCTATATCTATTAATATATTATCTACGCTTCTAGAGCCATAATAGCTGCTTACAGAGCCCTTTGATTCTATCTCTCTTTTTGCTTTATCATCATATAGATAAACAGAGCGATATAAAGGCACATCTGGCTCAATATAGTCTTTTAATTCATTCCGAGGAATAAGAACCCCTCTGGAACGAGGGGTCTTAATAGCTATCTCAATAAAACTCATAGAACATCAGCAGCTGTAGTAGATAGATTTGTACTACCACTTGGCTTGACAGATGCCTCTTTTATGAATCCATTGCTTTTCATCCATTTAACATGATCTGCTAAATCGACATTTCCTTTAGAAGAATTAGGGAATAACCTGTGATGCACTACATTATAAGTACTACCTGTCTTCTTATTTAACTCTTTATAGATATATCCAACATATTTGTGCTCTGGATCAACTCCAGGCATATTATTCTCTGAATAATTATCATTTAAATAACTAGCTATATCATTTATTGGAGTTCCATCTTCTGATTCCCATTTACCTTGCATATTTATCCCTGCAGAACATTGAATATCTCCAAAGAATTTATATATACGATTAATAACAGAACCACCAGTAATAGTTCCATTAACATCTTTTTCAAAAGAACCTTTGATTCGAATATTTCTTGTATATTCTGAATCTTTTACTGCTACTTCTACCTCTAAATATACATCAGCCCAATCAAATTCACTTGACCTGTCTTTAAATCCAACTATACCGAGTTGACATATACCTGTATATTTGCTATTATTTCCACTGCTTTCTTTAGCAGCTGGTTTGAATAACGCCATTATTTACCACCTTTCTTTAAATATATTTTATTCCAATCAAACTTAAAAACTTTACCTTTTAAGTGATTACATCTACTGCCTGCCTCTAATGCTCCTGAAGCTTTAAATGAAACATTTAACTCATCTTCTTCATCTCTAAACATATACCCTATAGCATCACATTGAGCCATAAGCATATTTTTAAGACGACCTGATATATCTAATGATTCAGGGTCTACGCTATTAGAATTATCAATAGCAGAAGCAACTTTCCTGTGCCCTATAATTATTATATGAGGACATAAAGATAATAGTTTCTTTACATTATTAAGAACACGTTGTCTTACGAGACCAAATCCTTTACCAAATGGTAAGTCATTAATGCTTTCTATTTCAAACTCTGAACATACTGCTTTTTCAGTCCATTCAACAATTTTGTCAATAGTATCTAAGGCAAAGTATTTATACTCGTGTCCTTCTTCAGCTTCTTTATAGAAGTTTATAAGCTCATCTTTGCTATCCACGTTATGAAAATAACCTTCAAGCATACTGGAGCCACTTTCGGTGTCAATTACTAAACAGTCTTTTAATTGACTTAATACCGTAGTTTTGCCCACCTTAGGGGCTCCGTATAACAATAAAGTGCGTGGATTAACAGAAACGGGCTTACGTTTAGCTTTTGTTAAAGCCATAATATAACTCTCCGTTTTATGTGTTATTTTTAGCCATGTAATATAACCATTTTACTGCTTATAACCAAGCGTTAGTCCTGGAAAATTAAAGAAAAATTCTCTAGGACATTCTTCTTCTTTGACTAACTTTTTTATTGCATTAGTTATAAAAGCTCCACTCATATTAGAACAATAAGTAGTAGCTTTTGCATTACATGGTTCTGGGTCTCCATCAGCATCTGAATACCAGGTATCCTTATATTTCTTTAATGTAGGATTCTTGAATACATATTGCTGATAGTGCTCTGCACCCATTCTACCATCTATAATAGCGAAAGGTTTAGATTTTTCGCTTAATGATTTCTTTACTGCAGCTAATCTTGTTTCCATATTGTCAAATCCCAATATAACAATATCTTTCTCTCCTAAAGGCTTTCCATATATGGTAAATCTGCCTACTTCTTTCATTATATTAGCATCTGGATTTATTCTTTTAAGGTGTACTTCTAATGCATCTACCTTTTTCATCCCAATATCACGATATACATAATGAGATACACCTATATTTTGTACTTCTACTGAATCCATATCATAAATAATGAAATTTTCAGCTCCCATTCTAGCCAATTGGGTAGATGCGGAACTACCTA